CGATCGCCGGCCCCGGCTGCCTGGTGTGCGAGCAGGAGTACAGCAAGCGGACCTCGTTGCGGCGCTGCCCCGGCCTGCCGAGGCGGCCTCGATGATCATCCACTTCACTTACGCCCTGCATGACACGGACGACCAGGAGGGCCGCTGCGAGCAGATCCAGCGGACCGCAACGGAGCCACTCATCATCGACGACAAGCTGGCCGACAAGATCGGTCGGCCGTTCTACGAGGTGGTGCTCCACTGCGCGCTCGACACCATGACCGGCGCGGTGACGATCGAGAGGGCCACGACGTGACTGTCTACCGAGGCTCGGACATCCCCGGGCTCATCTACCTGATCCACTTCGACACGCCGCTGGCGCACGCCAAGCACTACACCGGTTGGACCACCGACCTGACCGTGCGCATCGCCGAGCACGTCGCCGGCCGGGGCGCGCGGCTCATGCAGGTGATCGAAGAGCGCGGCATCACCTGGCAGCTGGCCAAGGTGGTGGAGGGCACGCGGCGCAACGAGCGGTCCCGCAAGGGCACGGGCGCCTCCCGGTGGTGCCCGCTGTGTCGCGGCGGTGCGCCCGAGTTCGCCGAGGGGGCCATGGTGCCGGACCTCGCGGAAATCCTGGGCGTCACGAACGGAGCTGGTCATGTCCCTGCGTAGCGCACTGGCGGCGGCCGGTGTGCGGCACGAACTGGACGCCATACTGCGCCTGCTCCACGTCGAGCTGACGGCGCTCGAGTCCGCGGCGACGGTCGATCACCCCGGCAAGGTGCGCAACGATGCGCCAGCGACCAGCAGGGCCGCGGCGCAGGCCATCACGCTCAAGACAGGTTCGGTCCGCTGGAGCATCCTCGAGATGCTGTGGATGACCGCGAACACCAGCGGCGGCTGCACCGACTACGAGATCCAGAAGCACCTGGCGCTCAACCCGTCGACAGAGCGGCCGAGGCGCGGCGAGTTGGCGGACGCCGGCCTGATCCAACCGCTTGAGACGCGAGAGCACATGGGCAGTGCGTGGACCATATGGGGGCTCACGCAGGCGGGTGCGGACGCCTACCGGCAGAGGGTTCCCGGGCCGCCGAGGACTATCACCCGCAAGGGTGAGCCGACGCTGTTCTGATCATGGACGGCGTGGCTACGATCAGAGGTTCACGGAGTCTGCGGACTCCCCGGCAACTTGTCACGAGTCACCGGGGAGCAAAGCAGCCGCGACTCTCCCTGATCCGGGTTCGGGAGGCGCGGCCAGTGTCCAAGGCTACAGACGGCAAGACCCCCGGCGGGGAGTCCATCCGCCGGGGGCCTGCTGGTCTCTGTCGCTCGTACGACTGACCGCCGTCAGCTTGCCCCATCCACCCACCACGGAAGAAAGGACTCAAGCCGTGACCATTCCCCCCATCACCAGGAGGACCGATCGATGACAACGATAGCAGGGGTGGGCGAGAACGCCCCTCCGACGGGTCATGACACCCCCGTAAACAGGGCTGTGGATGCGCTCAAGCACGCTGGCCCGCCGCCGCTCCTCCTGCATGTTCCCGACGAGCTGGACCGGGACATGGCCGCTGGCGCCGTCGCGATGGCCATCCAGCGCGGGCTGCACTACCTGACGGTTCGCGAGCGCATGGTGCTGGCCGCCGCACTACTGCCCGAGTTCCAGCACTCCAGGGTCGGCGACTTGCCGTGATCGGCAGGGTAGGGTCTGGACAGAGAAGTGCCCCGGCGGTCGCCACCCCGGGGCTTGAAGAATCCACCTAGAACGGAGGTGGGCTCTTGTGAATGAGCCTATCGCATCATCTGCTCCCACGAACATCATGGGGCAACCCGCCACGCTCGGTTTCAGCCAGTTGGCCAACTGGCTCGAGCACGTGGCCAACTCCTGGGAACTCTCCCCGTATGAGCGCGGCATCGCGTTGATGCTCGCCCTCCAGCTGGTCGGATACGGCACCCCCGCACAGGGAGTGTTCTCAGGTGCTCCCGACGAGGCGGACCGGATTGCCGCCGTCGATCGCCTGTGCCAGCTCGGACTGGTTGACCCGCACGGATTCCCGCAGGCGATCGAATCATGAGCGAGATCACGGTTCACCGCGCGCCCGCGCCCGCCAACCAGTTCATGATCGTGTCGAACGAATTCATGCGCGGGGAGTTGCCCGTGCCGCTCAAGGCGCTCCCGCGCGTGCTCTTGGGCTACTTCCTGTCCCTGCCGTCCGGCTGGCGCATCACCCGCGAGCGCATCGAGGCCAGTGTGGTGGAGGGGCGTGACGCCGTGGACGCTGCACTCCTCGCCCTCGAGAAGGCTGGCTATCTCAAGCGCAGTCGCCGCCGCGGCTCCGGCGGCCTGTGGGTGTGGACGTACGCCATCACCGACGACCCGGAGACTCGACCACTCACTGAGTCACCATCCCCGGAAAAGCCGGTGATGGACGCGACCAGCGGAAACGCCACAAACCCGCAGGTCGGACCATCCCCTGAGAATCCGGGCACGGAGAACCAGGGCATAAGAACAGAAGTAAGAACTAAGAAGACTGAGGAGAAGTACATAGGCGCTGACGCGCCCGCTCTACCCCTCGATCTTCCAGAGCAAAAGACGCCTCGACCGACGCACCGGTCCAAGCCTCGTCATCTGCTCCCGGACAACTGGCGACCGAACGCGGCGCACATCGCCACGGCCAAGGAGCGTCGCTGGACCCCCGAGCAGTTCGCGCACGAAGTTGAGCAGTTTCGCAACCATTGGCAGGCGAAAGGCCAACCGATGGCCGACTGGGATGCCTGCTTTCGCACCTGGACCACGAACGCTGAGAAGTGGGCCAAGGAACGCTCGGGACGATCAACCACCACAGGCCGTCCGGAAGTCCGGACCGGCCGCATGATCCTGGAGACCTGATGGCCCAGCACGCGCACGACATCACCGCCGAGCAAGCCCTCCTGGGAAGCGCCATCCTCGCGCTGGACACCTGCCTCGCGCCCTTCCTGGCCGTCCCTGAGGTGGCCTACTACCTGCCGAAGCATCAGGTGCTCGCCGGCGTGATCCGGGACATGGTGGCGCGTCGCCAGCATGTCGACGCGGTGACGGTCCTGGCGGCCGTCGAGGAGGCGGGCCTGTCGATGCGGGTCGGTGGCGGCCCGTACCTGCACACGATCATTAGCCGACTGTGGGTCGCGCACCACGCCGAGGCTTACGCGTCACGGATCCGGGAGCTGTACGGCCGGCGACGCCTGTGGGAGGTTGCCACACGCGAGGTGCAGCGGCTGGACGCCGACTGGAACAGTGGCGAGGAGGGCCGACCGATCGACGCCAGCATCGGCACACTCCGCGCGGCCTGCGACGAGCTGATGGAGTACGCGACCGGCGCGGCCATCCAGGAGCCCAAGTCGCTCACCGACCTGCTGGGCGAGCGCGACACGTACGACTGGTTGGTCCCGGGCCTGATCGAGCGCGGCGACCGGATCGTCCTCACCGGCGAGGAGGGGTTCGGCAAGTCGGAGTTGGTGAGCCAGCTCGCCCTGTCCATCGCTGGGGGCGTGCACCCGTTCATGGGGGAGGTCCTGGAGGGCGTCGAGCCGCGCGTGCTGATCGTCGACTGCGAGAACTCGGTGGGGCAGTCGAGGCGTAGGTGGCGACGCATCGCCGGCGCGGTGGATTCCGTGCGCGCGGTGTACCAGGCGCCCGAGATCGACTGGAGCAAAAGGATCAAGGTCGAGTTTCGCACCGCCGGGCTTGACCTCCTCAAGGGCTCCGACGTGGCCTACCTCGAGGCGCTGGTGTCCGCGACGACCCCGGATCTCCTGGTGCTCGGGCCGCTCTACAAGCTGCACAACACGAACATCAACGACGGCGAGGCCGCCCGGAAGATGCTCGACGTGTTGGACCACGTGCGTGAGCGCCACGGTTGCGCGCTGCTGACCGAGGCGCACCCGAACAAGGGCGAGAAGAACGACGGCTCCCGCCGGATGGCGCCCGAGGGCTCGTCGCTGTTCATGCGCTGGCCCGAGTTCGGGTTCGGCCTGCGCCGCAACAAGGACGACCCGATGAATCTCCTGGCGCGGGCAGCGCGAGGAGCGCGACTGGCCGTCCGGGTTCGTCCGGGGGTATGACGGCCTGCTCCCGTGGCGACCGACCCCGGACTACTACGACCGGCCCGATGTCGACTGGAAGGGCTGACACGTGGATGCCGGGCACGGTGCGTGTGCGCCGCGTAAGTTGCGCTCATGGCTGTGAGTCAGAACGGCTGGGAAGTCAACCCGCCGAGGTCGCTACGCCTCGTGCCCGGAACAGTGGATGTGCGGATCACGGTCGCGGACGGTCCGGCCGGCGACGTGCTGATGTACGTGGCCACCCAGTTCGACGCCCGGGTGGAGGATCTCGACCTGGATTCCACCCGTGGCGAATTGGATGACTGGGGTTACGCGCCTCGCCCGATCCGAGGCGGGGCGACCACCAGTAACCACGCGAGCGCGACGGCCGAGGACTTCAATGCCACCCGCCATCCGCTCGGTGCGCGCGGGACGTTCTCCCGCCAGCAGGTCAACAACATCCACCAGATCCTCGCCGAGGTGGACAACGTGGTCCGCTGGGGCGGCGACTACTTCGGTCGCGCCGATGAGATGCACTTCGAGATCAACGCCTCGCCGGCCGCGGTGCAGCGTGTCGCCGACCGGCTTCGAGACCAAGGGAGCGGATTTCTCATGTCACTGTCCCCGCAGGAGCAGCGCACGCTGTTCAACCGAGCGATGGGCTTCCTCCAGCAGCGATGGTGGAAGGTGATCGACGGCAAGGCGGCCCAGGTCCCCGGCGGCTCGCCGGGCGCCATCCCGTGCGCGGCGCTGGACACGCTCGACGGGGCGTACATCGTTGGCACGATCGGCAAGCTCACCGAGCGCGTGATCAAGCTCGAGGCCCAGGTGGCGGTGGCGGCCGGCAAGGAGCTGACCGAGGAGGATGTCCGTTCGGCGGTGGATGCCGAGCTGGCGGAATTCATGGACGAGTACGAGAAGCTCTCGATTCGTGACGACCAGGAGGTACAGGGATGACCAGTCCGGTACGGCCACGCCCGCTCAAGGAGGCGGCCAACAAGGTGACCCAGACGCTCGGGATGCTCACCGCGCTGGTGGTCGCGGCCGCCGGCTACGGCATCGTCACCGCCGTGCAGGGCGACGCGCTCGAGGGCCTGCTGGGCGCGATCCCCGGCGGGATCACGCTCATCGGGAACGTGATCCTGGCGTTCGGCATCGTGTCCAAGGCCGAGCCGCTGGTGACTCCGACGAGCGATCCACGTGACAACGATATGAACCCCCTGACATGAACCGAGGGACTGTGACCCCCTGACATACTGGGTCGCATGACCAGTCGCAAGCGTGAGACGAGCCCTGCCGGGAATCAGCCGGCAGGGCTCGTCCGCGAGTGGACTATTCCGCTGCCCTACGTCGGCCCGCCGATCACCATGAACGAGATCTCCGGGAAGCACTGGAGCCGGTACCTGCTCGACCGACGCGACCTGATCAAGTCGGGGTTCTACCTCGCGCGCCACCACAAGATCCCGCTCCTGTCCTGCGTGACAGTCGAGCTGATCTACTGGCCAGGAGACAACCGCCCACGCTCAAGGCCCTTGTGGACGGCTTGCGGCGTGGTGGCGTGGTGCCCGATGACCGCGGCCGGCATGTCCGCTCAGCCACCTGCACGGTGATCGAACTCGACGACGACCCAACCGGAAATCGGACGGCGCGGATGGCGCTCGTCGTGCGCGAGGTGTGATCAAACCTCCGGTTACGGGGGGTAGCATCCGCTCATGGCGGACGGTCACGATGTCGACGGGCTGGACGAGGCAACCCTCGTCGAGATCCTGACCGGGCCGAACCAGACGACCGTCGGGTACGCCCCCGAGGAACTCGAGGGCCTGCTCGATGTGCTGGACGGAAGCGATGCGCCGTGGTGACGGCATCCCGATGGAGGTTGCCCATGTGCCGGTTCGAGGTCGCACGAGAGTACGACTCCTGTCGCAAGATTCTCGACGAGATCCCCGTCGGGGGGCTAGCACGTCGGGATGGACGATCCGTGGATCGCCGATGGACCGGGTGGTCGCGATGACCCGACAGGTCGCCAACAACGGCAAGAGTCCAGCCACCGCCAGGGCTCGCGCGAGCGTCAACGGCCAGAAGATGCTCGAGCGCGTGGCGGCCGGCATGACCATCACCGAGGCCGCGAAGTCCGTCGGGGTCAGTCGCAGGCACGGTCAGGACCTGTATCAGCGCCAACTCCAGTTGGCCATGGAACAGAACAATGACCTGCGACAACACTTGATCGCACAGGATCTCGAGACGTTGAGACTCCTCGCCCGTGCGCACATGGGCTTGGCGCTCAGCGGTGACACGCAGAGCGCCAAGGTTGTGCTTGCGTGCCTCGACCGCCGGGCGAAGCTGCTCGGGCTCGACGCCGCGGTCAAGGTCGAGATCAGCCAAGGGAAGATCAACGACACGGTCGATGAGATCGTCGGCCTACTCGATGACGCCAGCGACGACGAACTGGCCACCGTGCTCATGATCGAGAGTGCGAGGAAAATCGGGTGAGCTTGGACGCCGACATCCGGGCTCGGCTGGACAAGCTGTCACCAGCCGAGAGGCGTCTCGCAGAGATCAGGCTCCGTCGCATCGCCCGTCGCAAGCGCGCGCTGCGCAGGTTCCCCACGCCGGGACACCTCGCGAAGTTCCTGCATCCCGACACTGTGCAGACGGCGCTCATGGCCCGGCTTGACCAGGTGGCTCTCGAGTGCGACGCGGGCCTTCAGCGACGGTGGCTCATCTCCACACCACCGCAGGAGGGCAAGACCCAGCGGATGGCGCTGGCGACCCCGCTGTGGTTTCTGCTCAGGGATCCCTCGCGGCGCATCGCGCTCGCCAGCTACGAGCAGGGCCTGGCGGCGCGCTCCGGCCTGGCGGCGCGGCAGGCCATCGAGTCCTATGGCGGTGGCTACAAGGGCGACCGCCATGCTCGCGACGACAACGATGACGAGCTGGGCCTACTGCTGGACCCGGACAACGCCAAGCAGTCCAGCTGGTCACTGGCCGACGTGCCCGGCCGGCGCAACGGCGGCATCATCTCGGTCGGGGTGGGCTCGGCGTTCACCGGCCGGTCGGTGGACGTGTTGATCGTCGACGACCCGGTGAAGAACGCGAAGGACGCCGACTCCGAGGAGCAGCGCAAGGCCAGTCACGACTGGTTCCAGGCGGTCGCCGAGACGCGCCTGTCGGGCAACGCCATCGTGATCGTTATCCAAACTCGCTGGCATGAAGACGACCTGATGGGGTGGTTGCTCACCAAGGACGACGCCGAGTCCACGAAGCGCTGGGCGCGGCTGTTCGTGCCGGCCATCGCCAGCAAGACCGACGACCCGGTCGGCCGCGAGGTGGGCGAGTACCTCGACAGCGCCCGCGCACGCACGCAGGAGGACTGGGACCAGATCCGCAAGAACGTGGGCGAGCGCTGGTGGGCCGCCCTCTACATGTGCGAGCCGGCGCCCCCTAAGGGCGGGGTGTTCCAACTCGAGTGGATTCAGAACAACCGAGTCAAGGAGGTACCCGAGCTTCTGCGGACCGAGGTCTACGTGGACCCCGCGGACAACGAGGGCACCGGCGACGAGGCGGGGATCGTCGTGGCTGCCGAGGGTGTGGATCATCGGTACTACGTCTTGGCCGACCTGAGCGACCACATGACGGTGGGTCGCTGGTTCCGGGTGGCGTTCCTCGCGGCCCTGCGGTACGGCGCCACGGCGATCCGCTACGAGAAGTCCCTGTCGGGGCTGGCTCGACAGGCGCCGCAGTCGTGGCGGGATCTGCGGCGGGAGGCGGCCAAGCTCGACGAGCTACGGAAAGCGTGGGCGTTGCCGGGGCAGGGGCAGGCATGGCCGGTTCATCCGGACGGAACGGTGATCGAAAAGACGCGCGATGTGCTGGCGCGCGACGACGCCACGCCAGCCGAGAAGGTGACCCTCGAGGCCAACCTGATTGAGCTGTGGCCGCTCGTCAAGGCCCGGTGTACGAGGGCGGCCACGTGTCGCACGTCGGCCACTTCCCGACGCTCGAGCACCAGCAGGTGTCATGGCAGGAGGGGCAGGACTCACCTGACCGCATGGACGCGCTGGTGCACGCGATCACCACCTTGGCGCGGAATTCGGGTGGCGTGGAGATGTCGGGCGCACGCGGGCAGATGAACACCCGGACGACCGCCATCGCGCGGGCCGGCGCCACCGGGCGACGCTGATGGAGATCCGCCGGCAGGGCGAGACCCATGACCCTCAGCGAGTGCACCAGGTGCGCGGGCCGGCGACAACCCGGAATCAGGTGCGCTCGATCGGCGTTCGGATCGACGCGCTGGCGAACGGAAAGTTGCGGATCTCGACGCCGTACGCCCGCGGGTGGGCGCGCACTGTTCGTACCCGTGACGAGTTGGCCAAGGCCATCGCCGAGGCGTTCGTCGAGGCGCAGGTGGCGAGCTACGCGCAGTGGCGCGGCGAGGCGTACGACCTGGACGCCCTCACGCCGGTGGACAACGCGGACCCGATGACGGCCGCGGCGCCACGCGTGCACCAGAACCTGCGCCAGGACCGCAACGACGTGCACGACCCGCGCGACTGGACGCCGCTTCCGGACGGACGCTGGCGGGCGCCGAGCGGCAAGGTGTACGGCGCGGGGACCGACGCGGTACAGCGGGTTCGCGCGAAGCGTCAACGGGCCGGATTAGATTGACACTTGTATCCCCCCTTCTTAGGGGGTAACATCCCAGGTATGGAAGACAGCACCGTGTGCCACGACTGCGGGAACCGCATCCACGCCGTGACCCCCACGAGTCACGCTCACGACGACATCCAGCTGGACGCCCACCACACGGCGCGGCCGGAGGTTCCCGAGGAGCAGTGCCACCGCACCCGCGAGCACGTGCCCCACGGGAACTACGCCCCCGGCACCTCCACCCGCGTCTCCATGTGCCCCGGGGTCGGCGACCTCTACTCGCTCACGTCGTCCATCCATCACCCCATGGATGACGACCCGTTCGCTGGCCTCGACGAGGAGGTGGACTGGTGATGTACGAGTTCGTCGAGAAGCACATGCCGGCAGGCACGATGTCCTTCCCGGCCAAGGAGAACTACCCGGACCCCGCTGACTGGTCGGCCGAACCGCACGCCAGCGTGTACGTCTGCATGGACCCCGAATGCCAGGAGGCCGCGGCCGAGTACATCGCCGAGCAGGTCGGCCAGCGCGGCACGTTCTCGCTGTTCGCGCACTACGAGGAAGGCGAGTGAGTCGTGATCACCGGAGTGTGGCTGTCCCCCGACGGGGAGAAGCTGGCCGTACAGCTGGATTACGACGAGGTCTACCTGACCGACTTCGAGCGCACGGTGACCCCAGAGTCGATCAGCGGCGCCGAAGTCACCAACGCGTGGTCAACGCTGCACGAGAGGGACTGACATGGAGACCGTGACCCTCTGGAACGTGGCCGCCTACGGCTGGACCTGCGTGGGTGAGCAGGACTTCGGGGTGACCTCCGTGTCGACCTGGACCCGCGACGAGCAGGTGCTCGTGCTCGTCTGGCAGGGCAACGCCGAAGTCTCGGCCGCCGTGCTCGACGGCGAGTCGATCGTGCTGGACGAGCTGTCCGCGCTGGTGACCTCAAGCGAGTACCTGGACGATTCCCTCAACCTGCTGGTGCGCGCCGAACACCGCGCCACCCAGATGACCGGTCGACTGGGGACGGAACTCGCCGCCGTGCTGGAGGCCACCGCGCAGGCGGTCAGGCGGGACCTGCCCTCCCCGATCAACCTGCGCAACTCCGTTCGCAACCTCGCGCTGGCCGTCTTGTCCAGCCCCACCAAGTAGGAGTCACCATGTCGATCGAGTTCCTCGAGGCCAACCAGTGCGCGGTCTCGGTCGCGCCCTCCGGCCGCGCCCTTCGAGTCGGCCAGGACGACCTGTTCGCCCTCGAGATCGCCTACGGCTCCTCGACCAACATCGAGATCGAGGGCACGCTCGAGGAGCTGGAGGAGCTGAGCCGGGAGTTCGCCCAGCGCGTCGAGAAGATGCGGACGGGCGGGTGACCATCCGGCTCAAGATCACGCGGTCCCGGGATTCCCTGGGTAGGCGTGGCTGGCGCTGGGAGTGCGCCGCCCATCCGCGGCCCCGAAGTGGATTCCACCGAGACCACACCTGGATCGACTTCATGGCGGAACACCACGGCTTGAAGCCCCGCCAGTCGGCGCAGGCGCGCTGCATGGACGCGGCCCGCGCGCACCTGTCCCTGCGACACCCCGAGGAGGAGTAGATGCGACGACTCGACGCGTTTCTGATCTCCAAACGTCCGTACGCGGTAGACCTCGCGAGCCTGCGCACGCGAATCCAGCCTCACGCCGACGGCACGCATTTCTGGACGTGCAACGTCGATGCCGTGTGGTTCCGCAAGAAGAACCATCTACTCGCGGCCTGCATGGGTGTTCTCTGGGATCTCCAAGAGCCTGAGCCCTCGACCGTTGAGAAGTTCATGGAGCGACACACCGACGGTCGCTACGGCGGCACCACGATGGGTCGCTGGGACGGCAAGCGCTACTGGGGCAATGGCGTGACGCTCGAAACCCAGCGGGAGCACCTCGAGATCCTGCGCCCCATGCTCGAGCACTACCCCGACGTGCCGGCCGGCTACGACGGCTGGTGGACCTTCGCACCCAGGAGTGACCGATGAGCTACGACAACCGACACAACGACCCCCAGTACGTTCCGCCGCAACAGCTCACCCCCGGCGGCCCAATGCATGGCGGGTTCACGTTCACCGAGCACATCGACCCCACCATGATCACCACCGCCGTGCTCCAGGAAGTCCTGAACGAGCGCCGCAACCAGGACGAGAAGTGGGGCGAGCAGAACCACCCCATCCACTGGCCGCTGGATGGCGACGAGGGCCGCGCGGCATACCAGGCCCACGCGGACACCTGGAAGCTCATCAACGCGGCGCGGGTGAAGTGGGCCAACGAGCGCGGCGCGGCCCCGGATCGCAACTGTTCGTGGGACGGCATCGCGTTCGAGGAGCTGTATGAGGCGTTCGCCGAGAGCGACCCGGCCAAGATTCGCGCCGAGGCGATTCAGGCGGCGGCCGTGCTCGTCAACATGATCGAGTGCATCGATCGGGGCGCGCGATGAGCAGCAAGTACGGAACGGCGTTCGTCGAGAGCGAGGCCATGTTGGCGGCCACCGCCGGCGACGCCGCCGAGATCCAGCGCATCTGCGCGGGCATGGAGCACGGCGAGTTGCTGGCCCTGGCCGATGCCGCGCGACTGGTCGCCACGACTGCCGAGTACGAGACGATGAGGAGTCGGAAGCCATGAGCAATGACTACACCGACTACCAAGAAGCCGTGGCGGCCGCGATGGTGGCTGACGAGCCCTCGATCCGCACGATGATCGAGGGCCGGAGCGACGCCGAGCTGGAGGCGCTCGAGGATGCC